TAATGCCACCTAAGACAACATCAGCAATACCTTTGATCGTTCCAAAAATCCCGCTAAAAATTTCGGTAACACCTTGCCAAGCTAGTCGCCAATCTCCTGTAAATACACCAACAATAAAGTCAATTAAACCACTAAATACATTAATGCAACCAGAGATGTAGACATTTATAATTTGCATTAATGCATTAAGATAATCGGCGATTAAATTTACTGCAGTTGATATAACCGCACAAATAATAGAAAATTCAGTGGAAAAAACTGTTTTCGCTAAAGAAATATATTTACCTATCGCAGTACTACTATCCCCAGATGCAGACGTAAATTTATTCCAGTAACTAACTATTTTATCGACGACTACGCCAACTTTTTCGCCTAAACCACCAAAAGTTTTTTGAAGGTATGCACTTACTGTATCCCAATGCGTATAAAGCAAATAAATCAAACCAATAATCACCATGATTGCAATACCCCATGGGTTTAAAAACATCATTTTCATTGCCACACCAACCATTTTTAAGGTAGAAACAATCGAAGTTAATCCTTTTGCAAGCAATGGAATCACTCCGCCTGCCTTTGTTACCGCAGACGCAAAATCTGTAACCTTGCCAAAGGCCGATCCAAAGCCAGTAACCACTTTACCAAGGACACTGACGCCTAACGTTCCGATAACAATAAATTGAGCAACATCGATAAGCATTTCTTTTTGTGCCGGACTCATTGCATTTAACGTATTTGCTATGGATTTTAAAATGGCAGTCGTTCTTTTTAATATAGGCGCCATGCCAGCACCTAAATCCATACCAGCATTTTTTAGCTCATTCATGGCAATTCTTGTTTTTTGTGCTGGTGTCATCATAGCCTCATAGGCATCAGCTGTCGCACCAGAACTATTTTTTATTTTATCCAAAGTGGCAGCATAATCAGACATATCAGCTGTAATTTCTTTAAACCCGTTCACGCCTTCAACCCGCCCAAATAAGTGCGTTAAAATTGTGCTGTCATTTCCAGACTTATCTTTTATTTCCTGCATGAACTTCATGAAGCCAACCGCTTTTAAATGCGCTTCGGAAAAATCCAAACCGATTCCTTTTGCCGCTTTCTTGGACTGTTCGCTCTGTTTTTGAATTGCTGTAATCATACCCTGTATCTGTGTTACTGCTTCCGGTGTTTTGACACCTTTTTTCGTAATAGAGTCGATACTAGCTAAAAGTTCTTCTGTTTTGATTCCTGCCATACTGGCAGAAGTTGCAACGCCACCAATAGTCTGGCTGATTTCATTAAATGTGGTTTTACCAAGAGACTGCGCCGCTATCATTTGGTCAGAAACTTTTGTGACCTCTTCGGTTTTCATGCCATAAGCATTTAAAACCGTAGTTAACCCGTCGACCGCAGTCGTTTGGTCTGAAAAACCACCTATACTGGCTTTTGTTGCTGCCATCATAAATTCAGTCGCATGCGCACTATCAACATTCGCAGACAAAGCCTGATATTCTGCAGCTGATAGCTCTGTAACGGATCTCCCTGTGTCATCAGAAATTTTACGAATACCATTTGATAATCCCTGCAGGCTCACGACATTACGGTCGATTGCAGTGGAGACTTTAGCCATACCATCCTCATATTCGGAATGAAGCTTTATTCCTTCTGTTGCTGCCGCAGCTAACCCAGCAGAAAACAAAGTCATTTTCGTTGCTGCATTGGTCAATGATTTTCCCATGCCTTGCACGCTTTTAGAAACACGCTGATTTATTTTTTCAGCTTCTTTCATATCAACGGCATAGGTTTTAATGGCTGAACCGGCACCCTTTGTAGCTGCAGTTGCCGCTTTCATGGCACTTTCGTTTGTTTTTATAACAGAATCAACCGCTCGTAAGGTAGATGAGAATTGATCATTTAGGCGAAGAGTTGCATCAATAACTTTGGCCATCTATTCATCCCCTTCTGGGGTATTTTCTTTATTTCGTTCGTCCAGTTCACTACGGATAAAAGAAGACAAAATTTGTTTTTCACCGACTGGCAACCAATATATTTCGCTTGGTATTTTATGATGAAACCGCCAAGCATAATATATTAACTGTGTTTCCCAGTCGGTTTTTATTAGTTTTTTATTTCTTCGTCGGCTTCGTCATCATCTTTTTCATAACCAGACAATTCATTGATTTCATTATAAACATCAGCGATTTCACCGGATAAAAACAATTTTGCAAGAAGTTCTTTTGGCGTAGCAGCGCCAAAATGTTTCAAGAGCTCTTGATTTTTGAGATTTGGTGCCTTAACGCCATCTAAAATGGTAAAAACCTGCATCTCATAAATATTTACGTCGCGAACGTTTCCTTTTTTACCTAGATCAATGCCCATCCGTTGAATCTCTGCATAACGCTGTGCATCAATTGCCTGCAGTTCGAGCTCAAATTTAGTTTTCAAAGCTGCTGAAAGACGTTTTACCTCAAAAATTTTATGAGGTTTTTCTGTTAATTTTCCGGCATCTGCCTGTAATAATTTATCTAATAGTGACATTTTTATATCCATCCTTTTTATTTAAAATTAAAATAGCCACGCCATTGGCTTCACCAACTCATTCGCTTGCCTGGTCTAAAATATCCCAATCCGTAAAAGTAAACGGATAACTTTCTTCACCCAATTTTTTTGCTGTCCAATCCGCCAAAATCAAAGAATCAAATACCGCATCTTTGATGACAACACGTTCTGTTCCAATCGCGTCCGGATCAGATAATTTGCTAATAATCGTGCAAGTCGTTTGCTTTCCAGCCTTCATGTTATCCGATAACTTTTTAATCATGTAGCTGCTGACTTTATTCATTTTCAGGCTGCCCTTGCCTTCATAACCAGTGACTTTATATTGATCTGACATTACTTTTACAATCGATACTGCCGTTTTTTTCTGTGTCACGGTAGCTTTACATTCAGTAGCCTGAGCCATGTAATCTCCATCTATCCAAACTTCACCATGGGTTCCATTCATTACCTGTTTTGCTGCCATTCCATTCATATAATCATCCCTTTCCTATTTTATCCAAAATAAAAAGCCGGAATTTCCGGCCCATCATCAAATATATGAATTCATTGTAATTGCTTCGATAGCATCAAGAATTTTTAAGTTTGAAGTCAAGAAAACTTGATCCCTCGTATTTGCTTCTTTAGCAACCTGATCTTTCATTTCTGCCAATTCGGCAGCCGTATAATCCCCATTCGAAAGCAAATAATTCTTTTGCGCCGTCAAATCGAGATTTACACTATTTTTCCCGGGATCGAGCAACCCTTCTGTTTCTAAAGTATTGTAATATCCCTGAATTGCCGAAAGCAACAAACATTTATTGTCATAACTGTTTGCATATTTACCGATATAACTATCGTTTGCCGTGTCCTTGATATCATCATGAATCATATCCATGCAGTCAATCAGCTTGATTTTTTTGAAGCTGTCATTCTTGCCCTCAATAGTTGTCACAAAGCTATTGACACCACGAGCAATTTTAAATTTCACACCATCGTACATAATGAACAATTCACCATTACCAATTTTTGTATCCATTTGATCTTTCGTATATTTATCACAGTCGATAACCTCTGAAAGTGGTGCAAACGTGCAAGAAATTGTCATTGGGGTACCGCAAATCATTCCAGCAATCCGACTGCAATACTCAGCCGTTGTATAGGTTTTTGCTGCTGTAACAATTTTGCTATTTGTGAAATTCACAACACCTTCATTGTCTGCCTGACAATTTGGTAAAACTGCTTTGACCATTTTGTCTTTAACGCTGCGCAATCCTTTGATCCATGTTGCGATTGTTGTTGCCTCACCCGTTTTAATATCCGGAATAACAAGATAATCCCATCGTGCATGTTCTAATTCTAGCAACATATAATTGTAATCGGTTACTGAACTGTCTTGGATATATACCAAAATATGTTTTGGACTCGTCTGATAGCCTTCCAGCGCAAGCTCAATCTGCTCCTTATTATCTGCTGACAATGAATCTGGAATATCCGTTGTCGAATATACTGTCGTTGGATTTCCAAAAGAATAACTTGTTACCAAAGATTCCTGTGTCAGAATCCCTGTCCCAGTGGTGGTAATCACACCAGGCGTATTTCCGCCGCCTGCCGTTTTTTCCGTAATCGTAATTACAGCTAAATTCGCCCCGGTTGTATAAAGTGCATTTACCGCACTATTTGCGGTCATTGCTGCAACAATATTAGTCGCAGTATCCGCAAGACTTGCGCCAATGGCAAAATGTGCCGCATCCGTTGTGTCCGTGGTTGCCGTGAGGGTTATTCCCTCAAATAAAACCGTATCTCCTGACACAAATTGTTTAGTAACCTCAGCCACGCGTTTTCCTGCTACGTTCGCATCTGATTCCTTAAGAATCATTGCAACAATACCGCGGGTACTTCTTTCAACCGCGGTAATCGATGTCGATTTAAATGCAATTGTAATACTAGGTAAGCCTAATCCCATATCCATCATTCCTTTCTATTCGTTTGTGATATTCATATTAACTTTCTGCATCATGTCATATCCAGCATTGCCATCATAGCCGGTGGTATCGAGATAATCTATATCAACCGTTATCTGTAATATATCCTGGTTCTCTCCAATTCGCTCAGATGCAATGTTTTTGATATGAAGATACCTCTCGCCAACGAAAAACCCATTACCAAACAATTCATCAATAACATCTTCGCAATCCAAAAAAGCCAACTGTTTATTTGTGAATCCATCCGCAAAATAAGTTAATACAACACTGATGCTATTGCTAGTTATATTCTTCGTCTCAGTCCCACGGCGTTTGATCAGTTTCACAAAAAAACAGGGCTGTTTAAAGCTTTTGGTAATTTCATCTGTATAAGCATTGACAGCAGCATACTTTGTTTCTATCAACGATATAACTGCTGCCAATATAGCTTTTTGCTTTAACATAGAATTAATCACCTAGTTTCTTGCTGATATCTTTAAACATTTTTTCTATTTCTGCGGGGACAATATCTGTTTCCACTTCCTGTGCCGTCGCTGCTAAAAAATGCTTTCCCTGGACGAATCCAACTACTTTACCAGATTTAGTTTTCTGCACATGCCCACGATCAACAAGATGAAAATGCGGGGAAGTACTCCAAATATCCATGCTTAACTCTGCGCCAGTATAACCTTTAACCTCCGATTTCCAGGAATCTTTAAGTTTCTTTTTATGATCTTTTCCGCTATCCGGCGACTTCTCTTTAACTATTTTTTTAAATTTATTACCAATTTTTTTTAGATGTTTTTCACATGTTGCTGGAAATTCATTGGCAATAGCCATAATATGTGTCTTATATTCATCTAATCCACTAATATCAAAACCATCAACCATTGCTTGCACCTCGATGCTTACAAGTACAATAAATTTCTAAACTTTCATGCGCTTCATATGGATCTGTAACAGTTTGGATTTCAAACGTTCGACTGCCATATTTAATAAGCATGGTATCATCCACATTTTTCCTGTAGCGAATTGTTATTTTATAAGCATCTGCCTCTTTAATTTTTTGAGCTTCATAATATTCCCGACCTCTAGCCGGTTCTACCCTTGCCCATGGTTTAAAAAGTTCAACTGGCTTTTGTTCCATTGCCCCAACTTCGTTTTTAACCTCTTGATACGCCATTACCGAAATTTTTCTGTCTAAAGTACCAGCATTCATGACGTCACCACCGGATAAGAAGAACATAATGCAATATGGTGAATCAAAGCCGTTACACTGTGCGGATATTCAGACAGCATCCCCGGTTTCGATGGATTGAGTTGTCTATTATCATACCAATGGCTGCACAATAGTTTTATACATATATTCCAAATTTCACTATCTGCTTGATATTGCTTGCCAGTTTGGTTTGTAATATACTCCTGTGCACCTGTAATCAAAGACTGGACGAGCTCATCATCTTCGGTCAAATCATCATCAATTCGTAAATATTTTTTTACGTCACTCAAGTCCAAATCATTTCACTCCCTACAAGGGAATCAGGCTGAAAATCAGCCTGTTCATCTTTTAATTATGCCGCTATTTTCTTTTTCAATACGACCAAGGAATTCACGTCGACAACTTTACCATCCGCAAGCATGATTGCTTTTCTGACAATATCATCCGTCACATAATCCTCATACTGTTTTAAACCAACACTATAATTTGTGTTGAAAACATAATCCTCAAATCGGAAAATAAACGCAAATACTTGTTCATTAGTAGCTGCTGAAAAAGAAGGTAAATAGTCACAAATGATTACTCTGCGACCAAGCAAGGAACGTTCTGCCGCCCCATTGATACCGTAATTCACGCGGGCAATTGGCTGTTTATTGCCATCGACCATTCCTACATACTGCATAAATGTCGATTTGGTCATTACATATACGCCACCGGTTTCATATGCTGCCGGTACTGCTGCTTCTGCATTAACCATCGTATTATAATCAATTGCTGTTACCTCAATAGATTGTCCATCAGCTGGCGTTTCTGTCAAAATACCTTTTGGTTGCCCCGTACCTGATCCCGAAATTATAGCCTGTTCAATTGCCCTTACCATTGCCTCTGCAATATTAGAAACAATCGCCGCCTCAAATGCACTGAGACTCATATTTTCCAAATTAAACGATACACCAACGGCACATCTCAATTTATTAGCACTAAACGTAATGCTTCCAAGTGCTTTCTTCTGTACATCCGACCCTGCCCCATCAGCTACCCAAGTAGCAACTGGCTTTACGCTGGATGTTGGAATCGACACACCCGTATTATATGCGGTCTGCGTTACCAGTGGCAGAATCATGCCTTGGCTGGTTAATTTATCAATGATTTTATTTAAGGTCGTAGTCGGAATGACAGACCCCGCATCAG